TAGTCTTCAAATCTATGAAGGGTCTGTCTCCATTGGAGGTGAAATAGTCCTTGACCGAGAGGATATAGTCAATCCCAATAAAGCAGAAGAAAGTTTCAACCCTGATCGTCAGCCTCAGTCGGCTGCGTACTTTATGGGTTCAGGGTCGATTGATGTAACTAAACCTCTTTTTCACAACAACACAAATATAGAAATCCCAAGTTCAGCCAGACCTCTTATAGTAAAGCTCGGTTCTATTGTGTCTGAGTTCAAGGATAGGGTTGGGAAAGAAGGAGGCTTTGGTGTCGAGATACTCTCAGATCCTTCAGCGAACTACGCTAGTGGTATATCTATCGATAAAGACTACAAGGGCGTTCATATCACGGCTCCCTATAAAGCATTTTTCCTGAACCCATTCGCTTCAAGAGCCAGTAACGTAGATGGAGTGGTCGGTGGTTTGTTTCATGTATTAGTTCACGAAGCATCGCACGCTGATGTAATGACTCACGATGAAGGTTTTTCTATTCGAGTTGCGGCGCTACACGAAAAGCTCGCAGATTCTGGCCTTGAGGCTGACATACGCGGTGCGCTCACGAAAGTCTTTAGAGATGAATGGAATGAATATGTTCATTTAAGGAGAGATTATGAAAGCTTCAATACGAAAAATCGCGCGGCTTCACTTAAACAGCAAGCGTTACGGAGAGAGTCCAGCGACCCCGGAAGGGAACAAGGAGTCGGCGTACTGGGCTCTTCAGACAGAAGGAGAGATTCTGGAGTCGGAAGGATTTCCGGAGCAAGCGACAGAATGGTATCGCGCAGCGGAAGAGCTGAAAGGGATGAGCTTGGCGCAAGCACAGGAGAGGCTCGCTCAGTAATTTCTTCAAACCTTGGCCTAGACGCGGATAAGTTCTCGATAGCTCCTAAGGGGCATGTCGCATACCTGAACATGAATGATCCATCCAACCTTGACCAACGCCCACATTACAGCGATGATTTAAGGAGAAGATCACGAGACATCGCTAGAGGTTACATCGATGGAGACAAACTCTCAGCCAACAATGAGCGTATCGTTAACCCGATAGCTGAAGAATCGAATAATCCTGTAGATAGAGCATGGGATGAGCTTCAAAGAACTGTCATCGGCGTGAATGATGAGAGATCTTTTTTCACTAAGATGCAGGATATGTTTTCAGATCTTTCCGATCCAGTAAAGCGGAAAGAATGGTTCCAAAGATGGCGTATCAAGTACATAGACAAGTGGGACTTCCTAGAGAAGCTCACGAAAGCAGCCGCGTTAAAGGGTCAGGACAATAGAAATCTCCTAGCTTCCACCAATGCCCACTCACTTGCTCTCCTATCGGATAGAGCGAACAGTGTGACTGCTGCTGCCATTAACAATGGTGTGCTTGTGCTGAGAGGAGGGATCGCAAGAGTTGATTATTCCAAGAAGGGATTACGGGACTCACTAGCACCGCTGTTCGTGAAGGATAAGAATCTTTACAGAACATGGTCCTTGTGGATGATCGCTAATCGATCTGCAAGGCTGATAAGAAACAACAAGCTAACCAACATGACTGCTGGAGAGATAAAGGTTGTTAACGATCGGATTGAAAGCGAAGGTCTCCTGCCGCTCTTTGAAGGTGTTAAGAATGACTATGAGACTTGGAATAACTACGTCGTAGACTTCCTTAAAGACACTGGCGTATTGAATGACGAACTAGCAGTTGTCTTTAAGAAATACTCTGATTACATCCCGTTCTATAAGAACATGGATATCGACGGAGAAGGCGAAGCCGGTGTGTCTCCGGATATGTTCAAGCAGATACTCAAAGCGGAGAACATAGATCTATCGCTGGGTGCTAACAGAAGACTCAACACTCTTTTCCCAACCCTAACAGGCCAGAAGCCTCCGGCTAAGCTGAAGGGCGGGAGGCACCAGATCGTTGATCCGTTAGTCGGCATCATGCAAAATCTAAGGGCTGCTGTCACCTCAGGCATGAGGAACATCGCATCCGTTCAGGTTCTCAAAGATGCTGCCTTGATAGGCATGGCAACTGAGTTAACGACACCGAAAGAAATTAAAACTGCCATGTACACCGTGAGGGTCAACGGTGAGGAGAAGTATTACAGCGTCTCAGATCCTCTGTTAATCGAGACACTTACTGGTTTCATGGATGGCAATGTAAAGGTTTACCCCTGGCTTAGCGGACCTGCTCAATGGCTTAGGGAAAGTGTTACAAGAAGTCCGATGTTCATGATTCGGAATATCCAGAGAGACTCAATGTCAGCCTGGGTTACTTCAGGCTTCAAGGCCACTCCATTCATATCAACGGTTGACAAGTTCCAGGGAACCTTGCGTGGTATGTCTGGAGATGAAAAGACATACAACACGCTTGAAGGCGCTGGTGTCGTTGGTGGTTTTGATTACGTCTTTGAACCAAAAAAGTTTGAGGCAGATTTCAGAAAGAAGCTCAGGCGTAGTGGCATAACACCTAAGAAGGATGGAACATTTTTCGATTCAACAGTTGTTACAGTTTGGGATAAGCTGGCGGAAGTATCTAACAAGTCTGACTCTGCGACTAGGCAAGTTGTATACGAGGACACCCTACAGAACCTTCTGAGTAAGGGCGTGTCGAGAGTTGAGGCAGAATCGGAAGCGATCTTCCAAGCTATGGAAGTTCTCAACTTTTCTAGGCGAGGAAACTCCATTGCTCTAAAGCTGATTGCTGCGACCGTCCCGTTCCTTAATGCGAGGATCCAGGGAATCGACGTGATGCAGAGAGCCTGGAGGGGACAGTACAGTTCTAACAGGAAAGGCAAGCTGGAAGCTCAGCGATCATTCCTTGCCAGAGGAGGTATTATTGCGATGGCTACCTTGGCCCTCGCGTATGCGAATAATGACAGCGAGGAGTACAAAGGTGCGAGCGATTACGAGCAGGATAACTTCTGGATTATTCCAATGCCCTTCGGTCTGCCAGCACTGAAGATTCCTATTCCATTCGAGGTCGGTCTTGTCTTTAAGACTTTCCCTGAGAGATCCGCAAGGGTTTTACTTGGGGATGAGCTTACTAGGGATCTGTGGGATACCACTCTACGGGCTGTGTTCTCTACGCTAGAAGTTCCAATGTTTGGTCCTCAAGCGATAACCCCTGCACTGGAGGTTGTTGCGAACCACAATCTATTCACCGGTAGGCCGGTTGAGTCTCCCTTCCTATCAGGTAAACCCTCAGAGGAAAGATTCAACAGGTACACCACTGAGCTTGCTAAGTATGCTGGAGAAAAATCTGGCTTCAGCCCGATCAAGATACAGCACCTCATCGATGGCTACGCAGGAACGGTGGGGTCTTACATAGTTGGATCTACGGCGTGGCTATTCCGTCAGGCAACGGACGCTCCGACTGTTCCGGCTTGGCGAGTAGACCAGATACCAGTCATTGGATCTACCTTCCAGTCTGCGGAGAGTGCCCAAGGCCAGATCAGCGAGTGGACCGAGTTCTACTACAGTGTTAACACCATCGCTAGCACCATCGAGTACGCTAGGGAAGCTAAAGATACGAAAAGGGTTGAGAGATTAAAGAGAGAGAACAAGAAGATACTTGCTGTCATGCCGAAGCTTAATCGCATTAACGCTAAGATGAATAAGCTTAGGACCAAAGAAGATAAGATATGGAATTCCCGCACAATGGATAAGGACAAGAAGAGGGAAGAGCTTGACAAAATAGACAGGAGAAGGAAAGTTCTGTTAGCTGACGTTAAGGAATATAGAAAACTAAAGCCTAGTTCTTTTCCATTGCTTAGGGGTATACTCGATTAGATGGCTATGAAGACAAAGAATGGAGTTAAGATAAACGGGATCAAGCCAGAGATGGTCATGGGCTTGTCTATCGCTGAAGGGTATTTCGAAAGTATGGGGATATCCCAGATGGTGGTCACGTCCGCAGTGGACGGGAAACACGGAATCGGATCTCTTCACTACGTTGGATACGCAGCCGACGTGAGAACCTGGGCTATACCGAAGGCTGATTTACCTGCATTCGCAGTAGGCTTAGCGGAAGAGCTTGGCGAAGAATTTGATGTGGTCTTAGAAAAAGATCATATCCATATTGAGTTTCAACCGAAGGTATAAACAAGAGGTAAATTGTAATGGATTGGATTTTTGAAAACGGAAGTAACTTACTCGACATCGCATTAAAGGTTGTTGGAGCATTCGCAGTGATCGCTTCGCTCACGCCAAATGCCACTGACAATAAGATTGCTGCCACCCTTCTTAGGGTCATCAACACTCTAGGGTTTAACATCGGCAAAGCCAAGAATATCTAATGATCGAAACGGTGGTTGCCTTGGCGCTAATCATAGCCCTATCCGCCACGTTCGGAATTCTCAACGCTAAGTCGAGAGAAGATCTCGGAGGTGAAAGGGAAAGAAGAAGGAATGCTGAGTCAAGGTCAGGCAAAATCATTAAGGGGATCGAGAGGCTTATGGATCCTCGGCCTACTCGTAATGTCCTCATTAAGCATTGGGAGCGCAGGTTGTCCAAGGCGACACGCAGATCCGAGGATTCCTCCGTGTCCGACCCCCACGATTGAAGCAGTAGAATCGCTTAGCGAAGACGAAGTACCCATGCCGGTGCTTTCATATCTAATAGATCTTGATATGTATTGCAGCATGATTGATGAGATAAGAGAATAAGAAAACCCCCATGCGTCTTTGCACGGGGGTTTTTTGTTTTCAAAGAATGGTCGGCCTGCCTGGACTTGAACCAGAGATCGTCCGGTTATGAGCCGGTTGCCCTAACCAACTGAGCTACAAGCCGACACTTCGCCTAGGTTAGCCAGATAGATATACGGCTTCCATCTGTCATGATGTCGATCCCGTCGTAAATAGCCAGGAGTCTGCACCGTGTTACCTGCGCCGACCCAGGAGATCCCATGGTGACCGATGTTGCGTTGCCTGAGTGGCTAAGCCCAGAGATGATATCTTCCCAGTTGTTTCTACTAACCTTCTTATTATTCTTACCCATTTTTGTTACCACCTTTTTCTGATTCTTTTTCTATGTTAATTTTTCTGGTTAAATAGAACATGGCCTTCTCTAGATCCTGAACCATGCTGCCCTTCCTCCCAGCTCTGGAAATGTACTTAACAACATTCCCCAGGTGGTAGTCTAAGCACCAATCCTCCACAACATCCAGTGGTTCGTGCTGCCTACCTGCTGTGTAATGCTCAGGATTTGAAACGGCATCGTGTTTTAGCTTCAATATTCTTCGCTCAGAAGTCAAGCATACCCTCTTCTTCATCGACAACAGACCCACCGTCTGATTTCGCAGTGGCCTTCGCTGGCGCTGCGGTGCTGTCCTTGTCCTTCTTGGTTTTCCAAGAGTTGTCCTCTAGGGAAATAGAGATGTACGGCTCATCCGTTTCTCGATCGATATTCTTCCACATGGCAACATTGATGTAGGTCTCTTTGTTCTTCGTGAATTCCGTAGTCACGTTCCGCAACCATTGGGCACACTCCCGGTTCTTTTCCTCGGCCTTGGGTCCAGTGAACCCTCCCAATTTGAAGTTGCCACGAAAATCAGGCTGCTTATCGTTGCTCTTCTCGTTCTTTCGTACGCTTCCGAATACTCTAGCCATTGTTCTCCATTCCCTTCAGGGCCTTTGCCCATTGTTTGAATGAGTCGCCAACAGCCTTTGCTGCGATGGCATCCTCTTCCTTGAGTTCTTTTACGAGAGATTTGTTTTCCTCGTAGTATTCCATGATTGTTTCATAGGTCATTGCTGACTTGAATAGCGTATTGAGAAGGACGGCTTTTTGATTTGTGAAGAGCCTGTAATGTGTAGCCACTTCAGCCATGATCATCTCGTCGGCTTCCTTTGTGAACTTTTTATTCTCCAACGGGAAACGCTTAGATCCGAGTATCGTATCATCGTACAGGTAGCGACCGATACCATGTTGTACCGCTGCTCTCTTGAGGGCGTCGGAGTACATCCCCTTGTCCCCCTCGAATGTGGATTGAGTTCCTAAGTCGCTCTTCAACACCCAATCGAAATCGTTGTCATACCTGACAGACAACTTACAAACACATCGGTTCTCAATGTCTGTGTATTCTGTCATCCAGTTATTGATTCCAACTACTTCATCCAAGCGATCCATGACATCTCGTGCATCCAAGTAGAGGAGTGCGGAGGATTGATTCCCCCGGAAATCCGCAGCTCGCCACTTGATCTTATTCGGAGCGAATGGAGCTTTTAATCCTGCCTCAGCGACAGGGATACCCATGCCCTTTTCCTTCTTCTGTTTTCCCTTGGATTTCTGTGATTCTTCAGACATTTTCATTCTCCCTTTCTTCTTGCCAGTTTTCCCATTGTTTACATATTTTAGAAAAATCGCAGTATGACTTGCATCTTCTCAGCGTCTCGTGTGTCTTGGATATAAAAGCTTCTGTTTGATTAGATGGAAGCAGACCTTCGTATGCAGCCTTCGCGTCTCGTTTTAATCGGTAGTTTGCTTTCGTGCCTATGTCTGCGCGTAATATTTGCCACATCGTTCCTGAAGGCAA